TCACTGGAGCGGTAACACCTTTCTTGCAGCCAGATTAGCCTTGTGGTGGCTTTATACTCATAAGCCAGCTAAAGTGATCACAACGGCTCCTTGTTTTGACGAGCAAACTGAGATCTTGACAGATTCTGGGTGGAAGTTATTCAAGAATCTCGACGGGACTGAAAAAGTCGCATCCCGTGTGGAGGGAAAGCTGGAATTTGTTTATCCTTCAGAGTATTTTGATTATCTTGTTGAAGGTGAGTTGGTTGGATACAAATCTCGAGATATTGATTTCTTAATTACTCCGCATCACAAGTGTTTGGTTTGTCCTCCAGGAAAAGATGATTTTGAACTTCATAAAGCTGAAGATTTTTATGGTGAAAATGGTTGGATTTTTAATAAAGAGATTTTTTGTGAACGGCCAGAGACGGAGTTTTCTTTAAAAGAAGATTCAAGTAAATATCCGGTTTCTGAAGATAAACATTGGTATAAAAAAGAATATCAAGGCCATGTGTATTGTGTAACTGTGCCAAGTGGTGTGGTTTTGGTTAAACGTGGTGGATTATACCATTGGTCTGGAAACACAGGGCGACAAGTTAAAGATTTGCTCTGGTCTGAGTTGAGAGGGGCGCACGCTGGATCAAAATTTCCTCTAGGAGGATCACCTCTTAACTTGAGTTTGACTTTAGCACCAGACCAGTTTGCTGTTGGATTCAGTACCGACGATGCAAATATGGACATGTTTACTGGATACCATTCTCCGAACATGATGGTTATTTTTGACCAAGCAGGAGGTATCAATCCAAGTGTTTGGAAAGCAGCAGAAGGTTTGATGACTTCAGAGAATTGTCGTTGGTTCGTTATTTCAAATACGGCTATCTCTGATTGTATTTTTGCGGACATTTGTCTTCCAGACAGGGAACATTCTCACGGAGATTGGAAAATTGTTCCAATTGCCGCTATAGACTCGCCAAATATTGTCGCTGGTAAGAATATTTATCCTGGCATTATTTCCGTAGAATGGTTGGAAGAGAAAAAACGACAGTGGGATGTCGAAGACCCTCTCTATAAAATTTTTGTTTTAGCGCAGTTTGTTTCTGATTCTCAAATGACGTTGATTCCGTACCATTTTGTACAGGATGCGTTGAAAAAAGAGGGAGTAGTAGATGCGGACGCTGTGGATATCGGGCTAGACGTAGCCCGTTCTGGTATTGATAATACTGTGTGGTTTGCTCGTTCAGGATCAAAGGCTTTACAGATAAAAAGAGCAACTGGCAATGATACCATGAAAACCGTTTCTGAAACAATAGATTTTAAAAATTCGATTGAAGCTAAATATGGAATACCCGTACGTTTTATTAAGGTTGATACTATTGGTGTTGGCTCTGGTGTTTATGACCGTCTTTTAGAGTTGGGAGAACCTGTAGTGGCGGTTAATAATGCGGAAGGTGCCATAGATTCGGAAAGGTACTCTAATTGTAGAGCAGAAATGGCCTGGTCTTTAAGATCGAGATTTGAAAAGGGAGGCGTAGGTCTACAATTTTTAAGTGTGGAAAGTTCAGACTTATTAGAACTGCTTCGGGTGGATATTACTCACACGAAGTACAGAATCACTCAAAATGGGCGTATTATTCTATGGTCGAAGGATGAGATAAAAAAGGATTTAGGAAGGTCTCCAGACTATTGGGATGCTATGGTTATGGCATTCGAGGATCCCAAAGGCGGTGTGCCCACAATTGAGTTCGTACCTGGGTCTGGTAGTAATGTGCTTACTGTTAGCTATATTACAAAAAATTATTGGGACGAGCTTTTTGGTAAATCTGTGCCTTACGAAGCGAACATGGTTGAGATAGAAATAAATACAGAAAGGAGCACATTTTGAATATTTTGGACTTTCTTACTGGTAATGATTTAGAATCCGAGGATACTAATTTTAAATCCTACACAAGGGTGTCCTGGGTTTATGCTTGTGTGAATGTGATCGCGTCTTCTATATCAAGTGCACCCTTGGTTTTTTATAAAAGGAAACCGGGAAAAGGTCGTGTTTTGATAGAAAGAGGTACCCACGAACTATATGATTTATTCAATCCTCCAAAGGGACCAGAAGTACCTTCTCTTAGAGAGCTTCTTCTTCGAACTTATACACATCTGGGAATCGATGGAATATGTTATTGGGTTTTTTATCTCAAACGAGGAAAATTATCTGAGGTTGATTTAAAATCTAAACATCAACTTTTTCCGGTTAAGAACAAAGCTGGAAGGTTGATTGGTTGGGAAGAGCGCAAGGATGGAAGAACGGTAGCGACATTTGATGTTAAAATGGTTATACCGATGAAGTATTATCAACCATCTGATATTTATAGTGGCTTGTCTCCTTTGAGAGCAGCAATGCTTTCTGTTGAACAGGAAAGGAACATCGCTTCTTGGAATAGTGGATTTTTTAAATCTGGAATGCGGACACCAATGGTGCTGGAGACTTCTAAAACTCTGACACCTAAACAAAGAGCTGCTCTTAGGGACGATGTTCAGCAATTTTATTCTGGTAGTGTGAATGGTCATGGAGCTTTTATTGCAGAGGGCGGACTAAAAGCAACACCTGTTCCTTTGTCTAGTAAAGATATTGATTTTATTGAAGGTAAGCAGCTTACTAGAGAGGAAATTTGTGCGGTTTATGGTGTACCTCCAGCGGTTGTTGGAATATTTCGATATTCCAACTATGCTAATACCAAAGAACAACGAAAGATTTTTTGGGAACAAACTCTGTTACCAAAAATGAGGTCTTTGACTGATAACATTCAAATCAATCTTCTAAATTCTGATTACCCGGATATTGAGATAGACTGGGATTTGAATGATGTTTTTGGACTTCGTCCTGATATGACAGATGTGGCTAATTCTGCAGCGTCTTATTTGCAAATGGGATATAATCTTGAGCAAATTGCTTTAATTTTAGATATGCCCCTTCTTAGTCCGAGACATTTAGGACTTTTAGGTGCTCCGGGCAATCCAAAACCTAATGAAACTCAACCTACTCCGTCGAATTCCAATGTTACTGCGGGCGAACCTAAGCCTCCGAAAAAAAGTTCGCAATCAAAACATGATTTCAATGTCTCTCGTATAAAATCTTTGATTATTAAATTCTCGAAGTTGTTTCCAGAGTGTAAAACAGAATCCGGACTTTCTTCATTGGAAGAAATGTGGGATTGTTCTATGAAAAAGGAATTTGATAGAATTTATTCAGAGGCTGTTTTGGAGGCTCAGGAAGAATTAGGCGTTTCTTGTTCTTATGAAGAATGGAAATTAAATCATTCTTTTTTAAACAAAAGCTTGCTTATTTGGGCGGAATTGAATTCTTTAGAAGATCAAGTTTTAGATACTTTTTCAAAAATGAAGGAGCTGTTCTTTGGTGTTGAGAATGTAGAAGAGCCTGTTTTAAAATGGAGGCTGTTTTTAGAAGATTCTAAATTAATTGACTTTTTTTCATCATCATTACATAATCTTATGAAATGCACTGTTTATCGTTTGAATGGTTTGAAAGAAGCAAGTGTGTTTTTTGAAAATTCCAGAGAGACGAAAAAGATTGATTTGAGTTCGGGATATTTATCAGAAAAGTTCTTGGATTTTTCTAAAAATTCTGTTATTTTTCACAGTCATAAAATTTCTCCATAAAACTGTTTCGGAGGTTTAAATAATGTCCCAATTTCTTATTCAAGTGGTAAAAGATAAATCCACTCCCGCGGGTGACGAGCCTAAGGTTTATAAAGCTATCGCCTCTACAGACGCGATAGATCGGGATCATGAAATTCTTATTCCCAAAGGAATTCAACTTGAGAATTTCCTTAAAAATCCTGTGATGCTTTTTATTCATAATTCTCGTCAGATTCCGGTTGGTAAAGTAACTAATATTGATGTAAGTGACGAAGCAGTAACTTTTGAATTCGTTTTCGCTGAAACTGATGTTGCACAAGATATTCGTAAGCAGTATGATGATGGATTTATGTCTGCTTTCAGTGTAGGATTTTATCCAAAACACTATCTTTGGATTAACGAAGACACTCCCGAAAAAATAGAGTTGACCACAAAAAATGGGTCTAAGTGGCTCTTAGATCTTACCCGATATAAAGAACGACCGCGTACTATTATCATAGACTGGGAGCTTTTAGAAATTAGCCCTGTACCTATTCCTTCAAACCCAGAAGCTTTGCTGATCCGTAGTTTGGAGCAGGCCATCTCAAAGAATATGAGTGGTCATCCTTTTGGTGCTAAATTGATCCACGATCGTTTTGATCCAGTGGTAAATAGTATTTTGAAAACGGTGAAGGACTTTATCAAATCAACGGAAGATTATGAAGTTTCTGGAGCTATTCCTATTCACGAATGTCCTGTAGATAAGGAGTCTGCTTGGGATAGAATCAAAGCTCTTGGTACTTTGGCCAAACGTGCTTCCTCAGATGGCAGTGGTGCTAAGAATACGCTGGATTGGGGTAAATATGCTGAAGGTTTTGGTTGGGTAAATCCAGAAAAAGCTCAGGAATTGATCAGTTATAAGTTGCCACACCATTTTGTGAATTCTGAAGGCGAGTTGGTTGTTAATCTGAATGCTGTTCGAGACAGCATGTCAAAACTTCTTTCAGAAGGACGTGGTGGTATTTTCAAAACTGATTCTGATGTGAAGCAGGTGTATGAACATCTTGTGAAGCATTATATTGATGCTGGAGAAGAATTTCCAGAATTTAAATTGGATTTCACTGATGAAGAGCTGAAGTCGATTTCGTCTGGCGATTTTAATCAAAGTCCCAAGGCTGTCGAAGTTACGTCTAAGCAAGAGAATGTTGATTCTTTGAATGAGGTTCGAACCGCAATCAAAGAATTGAGTAATCTTGTTTTAGAAGGAAATGAAGCGTTGAGTTTGAGGATGTCGATTTTGTTGGATACTTTGGATGAAGTTTCTCAGAATGTACAGAAGCAGCAAGTAGTCACGACTCTCGAAGAAACCACCCTATCTGAAGTAGATCCTAAAGAAGAAATGTCTTTGGATTTGAAGCAAGTGTCAGATCTGTTGCAGGCCTTTACAGTAGCAAGTGTTTAAATTTTTAATTTTCAATCGATAGGAGTAACATCATGGATTTAATGAATAAGGAACTTCAACAACTTCTCGAAGGTCTGCGTAATGCGACGGAAAAATTTAATGGGCAGGAACATTTGATCCTGGACATGAAACAGAAGATGGATGAAATGTCTCAGGAAATTATTCGCCTGAGTACGGTTACTAATGTTCGTAACGTAGGACCTGTCCAGGGATTTCAGTCTACTGGACAAGCAAAGCATTTTCTTAATTTTGTCCGGGATGTGGTTAATAATCGGGTGCAACAGAAGGATCTGGTTACTACCGTCAATGAGACGACTGCGGCAGAAGGTGGCTACTTGGTACCGGACGAGTTTGTTCCGACCCTTATTAGTATGTTGGAAAACTTTGGTGTGGCACGTCGACTGTGCACCATTATTCCAATGAAGACTGATACTATTAAGTTTCCAAAACTGACGGGAGGTCTCACGACTTACTGGGTTGGTGAGGGTCAAACGATTCCTAAAGCTTCGCCGACGTTCGCAGAAGTTACTATGAACGCCAAGAAAATGGCAACGCTGGTTCCGCTGACTAGTGAAATTTTGGAAGACAGTTCAATCGCAATCGCTAATTTGATTGCCACTCTCATTGCTCAAGCCATTGCCAAAGAAGAGGATCGTATTACTTTCGTTGGCAAGACGGCTGACGCGCCTTGGAATGGTGCGCTGGCAGATTCTTCTGTCGTACAATCACCGCTGCCTGCGACCAAGACTCATTTCTACGACGTGACGGCAGATAACCTGGCAGATGTGATTGCTTCTATGACTCCAATGCAAGCAGAAGGTTCGATTTTTGCTTGCCATCGGACTATCTTCAATGTTCTTCGGAAGCTGAAGTCTACCACTGGTGAGTATATTTACACCAGTCCTCGTGATTCTAGCACCCCAGGTGAGATTTGGGGTTATCCGATTCACATTAATGAAACAATGCCTTCTATCGCGGCTTCTGCGGCAGACACTCCATTCATTTTCTTCGGTAATCCAAAGCATATCTATCTTGGCGATCGTCGTAATATGACTATGGCTCTGTCTCCGCATGTTGGTTTTGCAGAAGACAAAATCTTCGTTCGTGTTATTGAGCGGATCGGTTTTGCTATTTCGATGACAGAAGCTTTGCGTGTGGTTCGTACTGCTGCTTCTTAATGGAAATAAGGGAGAGGAAACTCTCCCTTTTCTAGGAGTATGAGATGGAAGATTTTAAGTTTTATCGAGCTCGTCGTACCACGAATGATACTTTGAATGGTATTAGTTTTAAAGCGGATGCTTTGATTTATACGAATTGTTTTCAATGGGTCGCCCGTTTAGGTAGTGCTTTAGAATACGCTTCTCCTCCTGAAGAAGGGGTTGAATACCTTACAGTATCTTCCACTTCAGAAGATACACCAAAACTACAAGTGTCTTCTGAAGAAGAGGTCCTTGTTCAAAAAGAGCGAAAAGCTTTTACAAGGAAGCGTTCTTCGAATGAATCTATCACAGAAGGCGATGTGTGATGGTGTCTGTAGATAAAGTGTTAGAATTTGTTGAGCCTGTTGCTTCAGAAGCGACCCGTCTTTTAGGAATTACTGACCCTAAAAATGAGTCCGAATCATATACAGATTCTAAAATTTTGTCTTGTGCTTCTATTGCTTTTTCTCAAATAGAATCTTTCATTAAGAGAAAAATTCTTGAGGATACTTATTTAGAAAGGCATAGAAAAGTAAAATACTGTGTGTGTTTGAAACACGTACCTGTTGTTCGGGTGATGCTGGTAAAGGTTAAGAGAAACCCCTTTACCTCAGACCAGGATGTGTTAGAGCCTGGTGTTGATTATATTCTGGATAATGGAGAATTACTTTTCAGTAATAGATGTTTGTTACCAGTGGTAGATGTGACTCTGGTTGGAGGATGGTCTTCTCTTGAAGAAGAAATTGGTTTGTATAATGCGTTTTTAGTGCAAACTATAGCTATTTACCATAGAAAAGAATCTTTTGGACTGACTTCTTTGAAAATGGGCGGAACAACCGCAGGTGTCGGTACTGTTATTCCTACAGACAGTGGCCAATTAGTGGATAGTGCCAGAGTGTCTCTAGAGCCTTTCATTTACTATGGATCTGCTGAGGATTTGATGTGATTACTGGTAGTTATGTCTATACGGATGGTATTGTCAAACTAGATCAATATTTGAAAGATATAACCATTGGTAGACAGTCGTCCAATCGTGAAAGGGATATTTTTACACATTGGGTAAAAAACACATTGCTTTCGATTTTAAAAAGAAATGCAAGTGGTGGTGTTTTGAGGAAAAGGACGGGTCGTTTATCTGAAGCAATAACTTCTAATTTGAAACTATCTGGAAGATTTCCAAATTATAAATATTCTTATGATATAAAAGCACTTCGTATTCCTTATGGAAGAATTTTAGAGGAAGGCGGTACAATTCGTCCTAAAAATGGAGAGTATCTTACTATTCCTTTTCCAGGTAGTGAGGCCGAAAAAGTCTCTTTAAGAAGGAAAACAGGAAAAGTTTCTCCTTTAGAATGGGAAGGAAATCTCTTTGTTTGGACAAATAAAAAAAGTGGTAAAAAATTGATGTGTAAAGTTAGACAACCTGGAGATTTCAAATCTAAAAAATTAGTTCCTATGTTTATTCTTGAGAGACAGGTTACTATCAAACCTACAAGGTGGATATCGATTTCTTTAGAAGAAGCTGAAGGAGAGCTTTTACGTCAGTTGTCGGAGTATCAACTTTCTTAGGTGTGGAAATTGTGGAATCAAAAAGAGAGCTGATTATTGAAGAACTGAAATCCCGATTAAAGTCGATTGATGGGGTTGTCAGGATTATTGAAGGAGGAGGCTCTATTGAAGAGCTTCAAGATTTTCCTACAGTATTCATTTTCGAAGAACAAGAAGTCTCGGAATGTACCAAGATAGGAATGTATGAAAAAACTTTACCTGTTCAAATAGAGTTTTTTATAAAACTGTCAGACACTTCTTTGGTTTATCCAGAAGGACGTAAGGTTTTGAGAGAAATCACAACTGCTTTAGAAATTGACGACCGATTTTCTGAACTTTGTGTAAAATATGCAATGTCTGCGAATCAAATTTTTGAGATGCGTCCTGGTGTTGTGGATGTTGTGGTTGTTTATGATTTTGTTTATGTAGAAAAATTTTTAGGACACGATGTTCGTCGTCCTTTTAACTTTTGATTTAGGAGCGTTATATCATGGTAATGGCGACAACTTCCAGCCCCGACAACTATACCTTAGGTCGTGGACGACTTTATTTCAACCGTAGGCTCAGTTCCGGAGCTTATGACGGCGAGCGTGATTTGGGAAATGCCCCGAATTTTTCTTTGAATGTCAAAGTGAATTGGTTGGAGCATTTTTCCAGCCGTTCTGGACTGAAGTCTAAGGATAAACGTATTGCTTCCGATATCACACCAGAGCTTATGTTCACCTTAGACGAAGTTGTGGCAGAAAACTTGTCCATGACTTTCTTGTCAGACATCACCGCAACAGCACAAGCTGCTCTTAATGTGGTAATGATGGACGCGATTGCTCAGAAAGATCGTTTTGTCAGTCTTCCTTACCGCAAACTTGCTGCACCAACTCTCAAGGTTTTAGAAACGGGTGCGGTTACAGGCGGACCATTTGTTGTTGGTGAGACTGTTACAGGTGGAACTTCTAGTGCTACTGGTAAGGTTGTTTATTTTGATGCGGTAGGTACTTCGTTGACACTCAATACAGTGA